TGTCCACAATAAAATTTGCTAATTTCACCAGTCCAGAATGTGTTCTAGATGCCGGTTCATAACAAGTATACTTGTTCGCTACTACGGACGCACCTATCATTCTCCCGCCCCAACCGCCACAAGGGTCTAGGATTTCAACTTTACCCCTGTCCATGTCCTTCGTGTACGTCCTGTATAGTTCAGCAGCAACATGAGGTGGAAATTCGTTTACATATTGTACGCCGTTGATACCTATTTGTAATGCTTGATACAACGCATTAGACAGGCTGCGGGATGAACCGCTGAAATTCTTGAATATTATGGCCCGTGCTAACCCGTTAGCGAACCACTCGTGCTTCAAAGCTTCGTATATGGAACCTTCTCATTACTTCATCAACTCCAGGTATATGGTTTCATACTCCCTTTCTGGAGTCCAAGGCCGATATTCATACACCAGGTCTTGGGTGTGTTTATCGATACCTATGGGTATCAGTACCTTGCCGAAATAGTTATATGGGCCACGCGGGCTCTTGGGGTCGTTCCATTTATCGCGCATCCAGTCACCCCAAGTTTTGTACTTTTTACGCCGATAATTGTGCCAATTACCAGCTGATACCATGGAGGTTAGTGGTACCATATGTGCCCACTCTGGACGCCAATCGCTATAGCTGAATAAGCGCTTTTCCCCACGTTCGTGAGCGCGCCGCGCTTGGACTATGACCTCTGTCATTTGGCGGCGGCTCCACTTACCGAACCACTCGTCGTCCTCGGGCATCCCGCAACAGCAACCGGTATCGTTCAACTCTTTGAAGTGAGGGTCACTTATGCCGAACCGTAGGCCAAGCTCCTTCGCTTTATGGTACACCTTCATAGTCATGTCATACTTCAGACTACGCGTAGCTCGGCGGCAGGTTTCAGCTGGGTTACTATGAGAATTCCACCACTCACCGAAATGTGGATTTCCGACGGCCTTAAACATCAACTGATACATAGCCTTCTGACGCGGGGTCAGTACGGCGGCCAGGAATATGAATTCGAAGCTGATAGCCTCGGCCCCCGCCGCCCTGGCCCGTTCCATAAGCACCCTCCAAGCCTCTGGTTCTCCGAGATAGGCGTCACTCAGGCCAGGTATGAATGGGCGGAACCTCAAGCTGCAATGTACCCCTATATCGGTCAAGGCCTTCATAGCTTTCAGCCGCTCTGAAGTAACCGGCGCGTTGATGTCTACCTTAGCAATCCGCTCATCGTCATTACTAATTATACTCCAGGCAACCCAAAACTGGCGCGGGTTTTCAGCGAATAGGTCAAGGTATTCCTTCATTTGAAGTAACCTACCACCTTTGGTACTGATACGCACCGGTTGTTTGTACTTGATGAACAGCGGGATTGCTTTTTTCGCCCAGTCGCTATGTAGTTCCAAATCGTCAAATGGGTCACCCAAGGCCCCAAGTTGGATTGGTGCGCCTTGGTCCATCAATGAGTACATAGCTTGACTTTGTGCGTCCTTACACTCCCTAGCCAGAAACTTTTCCAGCTGGTATATAGGCCACTCCTTGTACAAGGAGCCGGTTTCAACCGCCGCCTTCAGTAGTCGGTTATTGCGGTCAAAAGCTCGTTGAAGGTTATTACTGAAGCAATACAAGCAGTTGTAACTACAACCCGAGTGACTGTCGAGCGCAACCGGAATGGCGCAGTCCATAGCATCGGCCGAGAACCGGGTTCCACCATAGGTTTGCGGGAATACCTCCGGGTATTCAAACTGGACTTCAGACTGCTTTGCTAATGCGGCGCACATTGAGCCGGGCCTCATATTAATAGACTCACAAACGCCACAGGCATGGCATATTTCTGAGTATTCTTCATTCTTTGGAAGAGTCACTGCCATTCTCGTTCTTTTCAACTTCAGACTCCCCTCCCTTTTCTATAAACTGTTGTACCATACGAACCAGCTTGGCTGTATCTAATTCTGGGTGGCTTACGGGGTGTCGTGTAGGTATTTCAAAGCGCTTCCGAACTACTTCATAATCTTCCTTAGTATCAAAGTAGAACACCAAGAACTCCCGGTCTTCAAATTGATAACCCTTCATTTCTTCCGGGAAGTCAAAGAATTTGCCCCGGCTTTGTTCAACCTCTTTCGGTGTATCGTCAAGGCTTTCATATTTCACCTTGCGCGACCAGTCACTTGGTAAATATCTTTTTTCCTTCTTTACTACCATTTAACACTCCTCCCTATTCTAGTTGTTCTCGTTTCCTCATTCCATATATGTCGTATTCAAAATTACCAACTTTGATAGCCTCGGGGAACCCGTCCTCCCCTATCACAAAGCGGGGATTTTTCAAGCCTGATATCTCCATCGCCTCAATGATGTAACACAGGCCTCGGGAAAACATTTTTTCTGCGTAGTTCTTCCGCCGGATTCCTGGCTCGACATCAAACAACTTCGGCGACTGGTTTTTGGCCCACAGGGTTTCAAAGTCCGGGGCGGTAACTTTTTCAACCAGGTCATAGTTACTCTTGCCCTCAAGCAATACCTCCCCCGTATCCGGGTCTATGAACGCAGCCCCTTTGCTGTAGGGTTTGTTGGTTTTGACCAAAATCCCAGGATATTTTTCTTTGGCGTAGCGCCTCAACTCCTCGGCTGACCAGCACTCTTTACTACCTGGCATTTTGTAACCCTCCCTCTCTGTATTTATTATACAATTTAGCGTAAAATTATCCTATGTCATTCTCGAATACACAGGTCTTTTCCGAACAGGATTGAGCTTATCTTTGAATTTTTCCAGACCGGGATTGTCCAACACTCCGCCATCTATAACCAACCTTCCTGGAAAACTCTGATAGAATAACAACCGCAAGAATTCGTCCAAGAAACGCTCTTCAGTGTCTGCTATACAATATCGGTATATCAACCAATCTCCATTTTCATCCCATATATTTACTCCAACCAATTCGCTTTTTCGCTTTAAGAAAGCTCGATTTGAACCGTGGAACATAAACCAAATCAGCGATTCGCTGTCAGCAATTTCTTCGTCTTTCTTGTTGTCTAGCCATTTTATTAGCAAGGATTTAATCTCAGGAACCGGCGGAACATCGGTGGTATAAGTCCAACAACCTTCATTTCTTCTCGGCCACTTCCGGCAGTTTTTCCTAAATACCTTCCACTTACCGCCGGTCATATTAAAAAAATCATCAGCGGCATAGGTATATTCCCAATCTAAAAACTGAAAAGGCTTGCCTATCGTATAATTAGCAAAATCACTCCAAATTTTCAGTTTAGGCAAAGAAGGTTTAACGGTATCAAATAAAGGTAGAGGAGGGAATACTACCCATTCGTCCTCCTGCAACCAAATAAACTTCCCGTCTGTTTCCAGTTTTATGTTCGGCTGAATGGACAAATATTCCCTTGTCAACCAAAAGTTAGGAATTATTTTCAGTTCGTGAGCTCTCTCGAGATATTGATCAATCCCTTTCATAACAATCCCTTCTGCTTCTTGGATTGTCCAGATTTCTTACTTTCTCCGCCTTGTGGTTGTTCTCTTAACAAGCGGTCTATCAGCTTCTTGCTGACTTGTCCCCGTTTCCTGCTCTTTCCTCCCATCTTCGTCCCCTCCCTTCTTATTATACAAATCAATAATCATATCGTATTTACACAAGGCTAATACTCCATCAAAATCATCTTTCTGCGGGTCTTTTACCAACAGGAAATCTTCGGTAGGAATGAATGCGAGGGACTTTTTAATGTTAAACAAACTAGCAAAGTCCTTTGTTTTTAAGGCTATTGGCGGCATTTCCTTCGGTAATCTGTTCACAGTGAAGAATCCTTTTTCATTCGATTCAACCTCAACTATTGTCCCAGTATAGATATTGCGTTGGCGTAATATCAACGATGAGTTTTCGACAGATATTTCCACATGAGATAAATCTTCCTCCAACAATGGAACGCAATCAGCGGATAGGTAGAAAAGATATTGAGATTGTTCAGCTTTCTTCTTCAACTCTTGGTACAATTTATCAATATCTTCAGCGTTAGGGGAAACACTTTTTGTATGACAAATTTTCCTGCGAGTAAACTCTTTCTCCACGGTGCGGAACACGATCTTGCTTCCATCTGGTGTGATTTCAAAGGTAAATTGCGGTGAGTCATACTCGTTAGCGTTGAACGAAATGGGGACTTCAAACCTAGCCTCGCTCTGCCTCAAGGAAAATCTGAGTATCATGCTGTAGTCAAAGTTTACAATGTATATGTTATCACCAATGCAATGAATCATGTTCTTTACCCCACGATTGTCCATCGCAACTGCCTGAGTAAATATCCCTTCAATACGTTTGTTCACATTTACGTTCGCTTTTTTGCTCATCTGCTCAACCTCCGCTTCAAAGATTCTATAAGCTCTTTTCTTTCATCCGCTTCCGGAATGTATGACCACACTATGCCGTCACGGTCATATCCCACAGGGTCCATTCCAGCACCCCAAGAAATACTATAAGCGGTGTTGCTCCCTTCCATATTCCAAAGCTTGTGGACTTCTCGCTCCAAAGCCTCGGTAAGAAATCCGCCATGTTCATACACCCAATCGCGGAACATACTCCACGTGACCGGCTTCCCTTTGTGTTTTGTAATGAATCGTATTCCCATTACAACGCAACCATAGTTCCATCCACCTTTGAACCAATCCTCAACTGAGCAACAAATATCTTGGTCGTTGGTTGGAACATTCCCGAGGTCGAAGGTGCTACAAAAAATCCCGAATTCCCGGAATATGTTCATATACTTTTCCAACAAGATGCTTCCTAACAACTGACTATCGCAACCCGCTAAAAATACCCTGTCGAAGTCCAAATTTCGATTTATAAAATTCTGCCTTATACCTGGAATATTGGCCGAATAGGAGTATGTATCAAACGTCATATGCTTGATTCCAATTTTTGCTAGGGTCTCTACATAGCGTTTTACGTCGTCCTCGGTGTCGTTAATAAGAAACATGAATGGTTCAATCCTCGGGACAACTCTAACTCCAACCTCGTGTAATATCTTCGTCGCCTTCATCCTCCGTTCATACGAGGGCGCTCCAGGCTCCAACGTCTTGGTCAATTCTTCGTTTGTGGTTAGAATAGTGATATGAACCGCAGCGCCGGCTGGATTTTCTGCCAACACTCTTACATATTCATCTTCAGCAACTAAATCGGATTTTGTATTGAGCATCACAGGATATGCAATCTCTTTGAAATACTTCAGCAACTCAAGGCTAACCTTGTGTTTTCGCTCCAACGGGTGGAAATCTTCAAAGCGAATTCCAAACCTTACTGGAATCTCCATCGCAAACGCTTTTCGGATACCCGACAATCCATGAGGGTCTTTTCCCCGAAGTAGTAACATCTTGTCGATTTCCCGTTTGTAGTAATCAGGGTTACAATGTCGTAATCCAATCGCTCGGGGGTTGTCGAAAAAGGAAGTGTATAAACTAGCTCGGAAGGTATCAGCAAAGCAGTAAATACACCTGAACGGACAATTATGAACCAGATGACCTTCAACGAAAAAATTCGGATTATCTTGAACAGTTAAATCATATACAAAAGTTTCCCGAACAACTTTTCTAATTGACTTTATTTTCGCTGGTCTTACCTCCATTTAAAAACCTCCTTATCTTTTCTATCAAATCATGTCTATTTCTATTGTTCAATTCTAGAGGTTTTATTCGCAATGTAGGGTATCCATATGTTTTCAAAATATACTCGTCACGTTCTTTATCTCTTTCTGGATTCTCAACACTTACAAAAGTTAGCGGGAGTATTAGTAGGTATACAGGACGTCATCATCTGTTAACTCGCCAGCCCTGACCCATCCCCGCTGAGTGAATACTGGGTGGTCTTCTGTTACTAACAATTTTCCTTTTTCTGTTTCTATCTCCACCAAATTTCTCCGGATACTCCTAGAGGTATCGACAACTGTTTTCCACTCTGTTTTTCCTGTGACTTCGTTGAAGGTTAAGACTTCATCTCCAGATCTTACCTCTTCAATGGGAATCTCCCCTCTTTTGGTTTTCACTTTCTGTCCCTCCGCAATACAATTCAAACCGTCCCAAACATCCGCATTGAAAGGCATGGGGCAAGCCGCGGCTCGTAATGAGATTTCGAGAAAACTGTTGATTTGTTCGGTGTCCAACAACCTCTCTCGCTTCTCCCATTGTTGTGTAAGCAAGTTGTATTGATGATAGTTTCTCTTTCTTCCCTTCTCTTTGACTAGCCCGACTTTGTGTTTTGCTGGGAAGAAAGGGCGGTTCCCTGGAACAATTCGACTCACTAATTCTCGGATTTCTTGATACTCCTTAATGGTGTTAATGGTTCTCCTCTCCCTTCTTTTTCGATTATTCAATACCAAGCGGATTTTTCCTTTTCACCCCTTCCTCACCAGCCTTTTTCCTACAATGTCCTTCAATGTATACATTTCTTTCGTTTTTCCCTCGATAATCTTCAAACCTTCCTCATAATTACCAACGCCATCCCAACAATCTCTAGGGTTTCTACCTTGTTGAACCGCAAGTTTGAAGTGGTGAGCATTAAATGTGCAAGGATTTTTTACGTCTATCCCACAGCAAGTGTTGCTTTTTTGAACATTTCCCCAGCCGCTGTTTACGAAGTCTGGACACCCTAATATCACACCCAAATCACTAGCAATCTGAATCAATTTCTGTAGGATTTTCCGCCACTCCCTATCCTGATTCATGTAATAGATTTTTTCTATGTCCAATCCCCGCTTGAAAAGGTTTTTGACCACCCAATCATTCATATGTAGATTATACGTGTTGTAGCGGTTAATTCCGTGGGATTTGAGTAGTTTGAGCGTTTCCTTGAATTGCCCCACTGTGTGGTATCCGGGTATGAAGGGTTCGCCGTTGGCTCCCACTCTAAATCCTTTCTTCTTCAACAACCCCAACGTTTTTACACGCTCAATTGGATTCTCAGTTTTCTTGTACTCAAACAATTCCCAATCGGCTTCCAATCCCGGCATAATCTCTGCCATCATTATAGAGTTTTCACCCAATCCTGTCAACTCGTAAGCACGCTGAGGGAATTTAGTCTGAATAACCGTATCCCAATTCTGTTCTCGGAGGAATTCTACTATCTGAGCGGAGACTTTGTATTTCAATTCGCAATCTTGAAATGGGTCGGAGCGATTTCCCAACCGGAGGGTTTTCCGCTGTTGTATTGCTCGATGTAGAGAACTCGTACCTTTTTTGGATAGAATTTTTTTCTTAATGTCCTCTACATCGGCAATCCTAAAATCATTCCCCCAAGTTCGGTTCAGACGTCTAGCAAAACACGTAGCACAATTAGGTTCGCACGTCCAATAACTATCAATATAAAGGCACAAGGGGCAATATAGCATATCGCCCCTTATACCTAGGGCCGCCTTATAAATTTTCATGGCTACTTCACCCTTACTACCCCATCTTTCTCCTCGACTACGCCAAAGGCAATCAACGCTTGAAGGGCTTTAACTGTATTGGATTGGCTTTCCTTCAAGTTGGGCTTTCCACCTCCCTTGACGTATAGCTCGTCAGCGGCCTTAACGAGTTCTTCCACTATTAAAGGTTTCTTCGCGTTCTTAACAGCTAATGCAGCGGCTGCAACTCTGGTCAAGCCTGCCAGAGCGGGCGGGGTTTTCTTCGCTTTCGGCTTTCCTTCCTTCGCTCCCTTTTTCTCCTTCTTTTCTTTCTTCGGAGCAGGTTTCAACTCATCTTCTTCGTGTTCTTCCTCGTCCTCAGCTTCGTCCTCTACCTCTTCAGCATCTTCTTCTTTCAGTTCTTCTTCCTCCTCGTCTTCAAGTCCCTCGTCAGCTTCTACAGCTTCTACTTCCTCATCTTCTTCGTCTTCAAGTCCCTCGTCAGCTTCTACAGCTTCTACTTCCTCATCTTCTTCGTCTTCAACAGATTCACCCTTTAAGAGTTTAATGACTCTCATAGTCTCCTCAGAAATATTATCCTCAGGTAAAATAAGTTCAACCGCTTCAAGTATTTGCTCTGATAACTCCTTTTCCGTTACTTTCTTTCCTGTCTTGATTCGCGGGTCTAGCCCTAGGACATCATTCAACTCCTTCGCCGCCTTAATTAAATCCTCTCTTTTTACTGACATGAAAACTCCTCCTTTTTTGATTTGATTTTGTATTGATTTTAGTATTAACTTTCCTCTCTGATATTATTATACAATTTGAACCAAAATTATTTGAAGGGTTTTCAAAAAAAATTTCTTCCAAATCATGGGAAAAAACTTTCCAAAAATGGTCTACATGCGGCGAGGTCTTGCAAAACCCAAACCTCTCTGTCGTTGGAGAATTCTCCTTCACGAACGACTATCTCGTTTATTCGCAATATTCCCAACTTTTTCTCCCTTCCTTGCGGGTCTTGGTTCAATCCATACATCGCGGTAACATGGGATAGCTTACGCTTGTCTTCAGAAAAGTTCGACATTGTCAGCCTTTTCCTTTCGTAGCTTTCTGAATCTGCTTGTGTTGCAGTGACTACCAATACATGTCGCTCTTGAGACAAACCTCGCAAGGATTTCCAAATATAATCCTGCCTGTGGCGAAATTCAGAAACCTTTGCATCGTCTGCTGACATCAAGTCAGCATAATCTATAATTATGACATCCGGGACAAAACCATCCTGCCTTTCCCAGATGTCTAATACTTGTCGAATTTCGGTCACAGTAAGAGTTCCAGCGGGATATGTTATCAGCTTGAATCGGCGTTTATACCTTTCAAAAAACGCCTTTATATTCTTTTTAGCCTGAACCACTGTAAGTGGTCTACGCTTCTTTACTTTCCTCAGCCAAACTGTTCCTTTTCGTTCAGTGCAACCATAGGCGTCGCAAGGCTCATAATCCGAGTATTCCTCATACTTTTGTTGTAAGACTTCGAGGTTTACGAATTGGTGAGGTGTTTGTATAAATTCGGATAGTGGAATGTTATCGAAAATTCCGTAATCACAGTTTCTATCCGCTCTATCGCATAAGTCCAACTGATTCAATACGCAGTCTCCGACAGGGCGGAAACGTTCTTCGCAATACCTTTCCTTGTCGGAGCGTTGGGAAATGTATATACAAATCCTCCTTAATATCTGTTCTTCTGTCATGTCGCCTGCCTCGAAAAACGCAACATTTGCCTTCTGACGGATTGCTCTCAATCCTATCTCCAACAACATAAAAGTTTTCCCTCGTTTCTCTGGTGCGAGTAGTGAGACAAATCCCCCTCTGATCAGTTGGTCGTTCCAAAGTTTGCCTAATGCACCCGGATACGTTACCACCGGGGCATAGGCGTTGGAGAAAGCTCTTTCGATGGCATCCATTGTTTCCTTTTTCTTCGACAAGTCCAAGCCTAACTTTTCATCTTCAAATATGGACGGTTGGAATGATGCCGCCATTTGCTCGGCTTTCTCGATTTCTCCCGCTTGAATGAGTGCTTGGACTTGTTCATTGTGTTTTTCAATCTCTCGGGCTTTGAAGTATTCAATGGTCTTGTCGTATAGATACGCTGAATTGAACTGAGTTCCTCTACCGTATTCGTCACTCAGGTCTTGAAGTAATTCCTCTATGTATTTTGCGTCAGCCTTGGATAGACCTTTCTTCAACGCATCCATGTATAAATCCTGTATGTTGGAATCGGGAGCTTTTCCATACTTTTTGAAATATTCCATGCACCAGCCCGCAACGATTTTCAATTCAGGAGATTCTAACAAAGCGGGATTCCAAAATTTCTGAATCCGTTGTAGGTAATTTGTGCTAACAATCATTCCTGTAACAATTCGGCGTTCAATAAACTCTTGGTCATCTCTTATCAAAATAAATCCCCCCTCCCTAGGCTTTCTGTCCTTATTTATATTATACAAACTCCCGTCGAATTATTTGTAATTCAAATCCTTCCAATTCTCTTTCTCAAGTTCGCAAAGGAAGGCTATGTTGCAAGCTAAATGCCAAAGGTGAGGTAATCCGCTTTCCGGGTCTACTCCTGAAGGGTTTTCTAAATATCTGAGCCAATGACGATAGGCGGCATCCCGGTATCTTTCCTTTTCAACATCCTTCCAACGTAACACACCTTGCTCACCATATTTTCGACAACCATATTCCCTTATGGTGGCAATAGCCCAGATGATTTCAGACGGGATCAACGACAATCGAGGTTTTCCGGCATCAGCCTTGATTTCTTGATTGTAATATTGCATGGTTCTTCCTCCTACCCTCTCAAATAAGATTTTCCAGTAATTGCATCACGTTCCAGATTATCGGTCTTGGCTTCGTCCCGGCGGAATCTGCTGAACAATGAATGGTTGAGGTCAAACATGTCCAACCTAATGTTGGTAATCCAAGTATTGTCCCGAATCCAATCTATGTACCGGGCAATAAGTTCCATCGGACCGGGAAGAAGTCTGACCAAATCTCCCGATAAGTTTTGTTCCTGCTTTTCCTTGATTTGGGAGTACAAATTCAGAAGGGTTTCTGCAAGAGTTCCCTCGTCAACTGTTCCTTCAAACAGAATCTCTGCCGGTTCGTAGCAATCCCGGTAGAATACATGAGCAAGGTCTTTGCTATGGAAGAATCGCCGCAACACTTTCTTGGGATCTTTGGGAGCATCGGTAGAAATGGTTTTGGACTGACCGGGAACAACTCCAGCCCGACGCATAGCGTCCTCAAGCTTGATAAATTTGCTACGCAAGCTGGAGCCACTCTCAATGACCGGAATGTACTGACCACCTATATTGTCCTCGTACCAATCCAAGGCAGTCTCTACCCGTTGAATGGACACTCCATCAGTTTCTACTAACTTTCTAATTTCATTTGCCCAGCTAGCTATCTTTTGGGCGGTAACATTAATTCGTTTATGACTCCTTACGATAAAGGCTAGTTGTTCCGCTAATGGAACGTATTGAGAATTTTTATCTTGTTTACTTTCTATCTTTGAATTTAGATCAGAGAATAATATATTATTTTCTTTTTCGTTTTCCTTATATAAGTTTTCCTTAATATTGCTTGAATTTTTTAAGGAATATTGCTTAAAATTTTTAAGCATTATTCCTTGAATTTTTTGAGCATTATTCCTTAAATTTTTTAAGGAATATTGCTTAAATTGGTCCCCTGATTCATCAGTATTTTTTGCATTGGTTGAATCATCTGGAATTGGTTCAATTGACTCTTCTTCATCTACAATGAATTGACTCAACAGTTCGCCGAAATCTATGAAGTAAAATTCTTTGCGTGGTAAGCCTCTCATTTCGGTTCTCAAAACTCCCGCCTCAATGAATTCTTTCTTGCATGTTCTGAGTTGATGTTCACTTAATCCTAGTTGCTTGGTTTGTTCTTCGTATGTTAAGTAGAAACCTCCATCCTTAGTTAGCATTCCTCTATCCCGAAAATATTTGTACTTGTCCACCAAGTTTGCAATGTAAGCAGCCTTAATTATCCCAACCTTTTGAATCAGTTTTTTGTTGATTGTTAAAAAAGCATCTGTTCGGAATATCTCCAATGCAATTTTAATCATATCATTGTTGTCGTGACTAGTTTCATTAGTTCCTTTGGTTCTTTTCATCTAAAAACTTCTCTCCCTTCTGCGTCTCATTCGCTTATCGGGCAAACTTCCAACCCGTTTTCTTCAAGGAATTGCGAGTATTTTTCCAAATTGAATTTCCCCGGAGTATCTGTCCATATCCAGAATGAACCTTTGATTCTCTTGGTCTTTTTGTCACGGTAACGTATTTTCTTCATAAGCCCAAACTGCTGTAACTCTTTCATTGTTGAATCAATCGCGTTTTTTCCTTCTTTCATCATTGAGCAAATCGTGGTTTTATGACTTTTCCACCCATTTTGGTTGGACAATCCGATGAATAATAGTACCTTCGCTTTTGAACTTATGTTAGGATTTCGCAATATATCATTCGGTATTAGCGTAAAATTTCCTTGACGGACACCTCTGTATACGAGGTCTGGAATGGTGATTTTTTTCTTTTCGTTCTCTATCAATCGCTTCACTAGAAATACCTCCCTCAATTCTTCAACAAATCCTCCAATTTGAACAAGTTTACAGAGTAGTAAGTACTCCTTCGCTTATGGTTATTTCGTTTTCACTTTACGCTTTTCTAACTCAGCGAATACTTGTTCGAGTTTCTCCTTGTTTTCGGGTTTCGGTTCGCTGACGCCTCGCTCCCACGTCTGTATGGTGAGCAGTGATACTTCTACCAACCTTGCGAGTTCCATCTGGGATAATCCCAATGCTTTTCTCCTTTTCCGTAAATCGTTTCTTTCCATAACTCTTTTCATCTTAGAATACCTCCTTTAATAATGTTTTTACAAAATGTCTAGCATCATAAAGTTTCATATCTCCAGGGTCGGTATCCACAGTCTCAATGAATACCTTTTTCCCGAGGGCTTTGAGTTTTACTGCTAACTCTCGGGCCTGTTGCTGGGCTTGCGGTTCGTTGTCGTATACGATGAAGAATTTGTTATGAATCCTCGACAGTGTTAATACCTGTTCCATAGTGAAAGCAGTTCCAAAGGTAGCAACTGCCGCTGTTCCCAATTTCCAGACATCTGCAACACCTTCAACCACTATTAATGCCGGATGTTTACTCCATTCCTTCTCTTTCCCGTATACAATGTATTTATGGTGGATAACTTCTCGCTTCATTGGGCAGGCTAAATACCTTTTGTCGGATTTCCCGGTAATGTCCCGGGTCTGAAAACTGACCAGTTGTCTGCCCCAATGAATAGGGATTATGATTCGGTTTCCGTAAGCGATTTTGTCGAGAAAACTCACCGGCCCGGTTTGTTTTAACTTCCATCTCTTTTCTAACTTCTCCGGGTCAAATCCTCTCCCTTCCAGATATTTCTTTCCAGCTTCGTTTAGATGTTCAAAATAAGGTTGAGGGAATTTAATAGGGAATATACTCATCCGGGGTTCTTCCGCTTTCTTTCGGATAGTTACCGTTGGTCCGGCGTATTCTTGAATTAGATTTTTCGCCTTCTCTACGGATATATTCAGTATCCGAGACAAGACCGAGGCGGTAGAATGTCCTCCACAACGCCAGCAATGACTAACCATCGGTTGATATATATTTATCCCCAGGTGGAAGTTCTTTGAGCCAGTGCAGAAAGGGCAGTGTATGTTTATCCAGTCAGGAGTGCCGTGATGGTGCTCGGATTCTGTTACATAAGGTATCCCATAATCTTGTAGCAACTTTTCAATCCCCATTTTCCCCCTCCTATACTTATTATACAAATTACCTCAAAATTATTTGTTCCGGTATTTTGTCCTTCTCATTTTCCGCTTCGTCTGGGTCATTTTTAGCGTCTGTTTTAGTTCGCGGAAAGTTGCCCAGATTTTGCTTTCGCCCCAACCCCAGGCTTTCAATTCTCGTGCGATTATGCCACGTGCTTCCCGGGGTTTATCAGTGTTTATGTATACCTCGCTGCTATTGAGCAGGAAGAAAATCATCTTCGCTTCTGGCGAGAGGCTATTGAACAACTCTTCCCAACACTCCTCTGCAATGATTATCTGCTCCGGGCCTAATTCTTCGCGTCCTTCTAGTAATGTTTCCATAGCTTCTTTATCTGTTGCAATTTCTTTAGCATTTTTCTTTAGTAAATTATTAATATGGTTTTGTACCACTCTCCAAATAAAGGTGGTTTTCTTACCTATGCTGGGGTCATAGGAGGGAGCAGCCTCCAAATATGCAAGGTAAGCCTCGGAGCACAGCTCATCGAAGTCCAGGCCAGTGCTCCGGGCGTATGACCAAACCACTTTTCTCACGATGTTGAGTTCCATTTGTTCATTACTCATTTTTCTCCGCCTCCTTGCCTTCCAAATAGCTTTCTATCAGTTCAGTTATGAGGCTTTTTTCGTCAACCACCTTTCCATCTATAACGGCGGATAGTACCTCCTTCTTTTTGTCCAACAATTTAGCCAGCTTATATTCCACCGAATTTTCCGCTAACAGATAGTATATGTTAACCGAATTTTTCTGCCCAATACGGTGGCATCTATCCTCAGCCTGCTGGAGTTCGCCCGGCGTCCAGGGTAGTTCTAAGAAGGCTACTGTGGAGGCAGCTGTAAGGGTTAGTCCGACGCCTGCGGCTTGTATGTTACCGATAAATAGCTTTATGTTCGGGTCGCTTTGAAACGCTTCTACTGCTTTATGTCTTTCGGGGATAGGAGTGGAGCCATCTATTTTTACAGCGATTTCTTTGAATTCTTTCATTAGCTGGTCTATAACTTCCTTATGTACTGCAAACACTATTAATTTTGAACCGTCTTCGATAAAATCCCGTACCCAGTTGATAGCTTGCTTCATTTTCCCTTTGACTGCTAGCTGTTTCATTGCCTCGATTTTTACGAGGTGTTCTGCTTTCTTCGCCTTTTCCGCCGCCTCCTTTCCTTTTATCTGCCGGAGGTATTCGATGAATTCTAATTCAGCGGTCGAATACTCTTTTTTGTTGTCAAGCTCCATCGGGACAAAGGAATACAGCTTTTCAGGTAGGTCCTTTAGTACATCGGATTTCCGACGACGAATCATTATTGTACTTGTAAGAATTTGGTGTAATTCTTCCTTATTTGTTGCTCCGCTGAAATCCCAACCGAAACCATTATGACGTGCTCCGCAGTACCGATGAACGTATGTCCAAAAGTTCGGGAACTGGTTTCTGTCTAGGATTTGGAATATATTGAAGCCTTCTACTGGCCTGTTTACGATTGGTGTTCCGGTGAGCGCTATGACGTGAGGTATATCTTTCGCCAATTTCTTCGTAGCCTTTGTTCGGATTGCTGAGCTGTTTTTGATGAGGTGCATCTCATCTATTACAAGGACTTGGGGGTTGATAGCATGGAGCGTTTCCACCCAACTATTTAGGATGTCGTAATTTATGATTATTATGCTTCCAGTAATCGGATAAGGTTTTGTTTCCGAAAGGATTTCCACTTTGTCGTTTGTAGAAAGTGTATCCCTTAACTCCTTCGCCCAATTCAGCTTCAATGATGCCGGACAAAGGATTATTGCCGGTCTTTTCTCTGGATGGAGCTGAAGCCAGGCAGCGGCTTGAATAGTTTTTCCGAGTCCCATTTCATCCGCTATGAGGGCTCTTCCCTTTCGCTTTTCGATGAAGGCTACGCCTTGTTTCTGGAACGGGAACAACTGTTTTTTGAGGCCAGGTACATCGATTCCTTTTTCTATCTCCTCTGCTTGGTGTAGGAGTTTTTCTAACTCCGCATCGATTGCAAACCCTGCGTCCTTCAGTTTGTTTATACTGTCCGCGGTTATTGTAGCTGTCCAGTACTTTTTATCGGGATGGAAGCGTCTTCCCGGGAGTGATTTTACTAGTTGCAGTATCTCCTGGTTGAACCTGTACCGTATTTCCATTGTTCTGTCGTCTACTTTCTTCACTACGTTCATTTGCTTTACTTTCTCTTGTTGTAGGTGAGGGTAGGTAATCTCACTTCCATCAAACAATTTTTCAATATCAAACCCTCCAGCTTGTAGTTGTCCTTGATACTTCTTTAACATTTCCAACGCCGCCTGAGCTTGTCGTTTTGTCCATCTCTCCCGTTCGGCGAGGCTTTTTCCGAAAGCGGAATCAATTTTGTTGAACCCGCAACCGTCTTTAGAAATCGCTTCATCGCACCGCCACGCTAAATATTTTATTGCTTGTTGTATCAGCCTTACGTCGGGCATTTCAAAAACCTCCTTGGATTGAAATCCTATTTCGCTTTTATTTTGGAAGAAGGGAGCTTTGAGCCCCCTCCTATTCCATCATTTCTTCCAGTGCTTCGATTGTATCAATGTAGCTTATCATACTTCCTCCTAGCCAGTGACCTCTGTTCTCTAAAGCTCCGTCGATGTGTGCCATCCAGTAGGCCTCAGCCCTTTCGAGTTCTTCTGGAGCTACCTCCCTTAAGATGTCTTCCATCTCATCCATTGCCTCGTAAATTGTTTCCTTCAATTCTTCTAATCTCTTGATTGCCTCTCTAACAGTTTTTCTCATTTTCATTCCTCCCTTTTTGTTTTTATAAAAAGGGTGATTACCTCCATTCATTTTGTCCGCTCCGGCTTGTGACCGGGCTTGTGCATTACCGGGGCATGCAGCCCCGTCACTCTGCTTTGTAGGGCTGGGATTACGGCTCCCGGCGGGCCGCTCCGAATTCCAGGGCGGTAACCTTAGCGACCTGCTTCAGGCTCCCATCCTCCTCCACGACGTACAGAGTACTGTCAAGGCGGATATGACCCTCGCGGTCCCGGAAGTCCTGTCCGGTGGCGATGGTGTCGCCGAGCTGGCACTCGATATATAGCTTCCCTCCTTTCACGTTATCTCCCCGAAACGTCCCGGCTGAAAAGTCCCATATCATCTTCCACCCCTCAAATTTCACGATCGCTCCCCACGGCATTGCGCACTGGCGGGGATTATATCCACCATACTCGAACTCGATCCGCATTGTTTAAATCCTCCTTATTAATATAGTTTGGCTTTGCCGGGATTGAAGGCTCCTGGCGGTATACCGGGCAACGCTTACGGCTTAATATCCTATTTATAGCCGCCGGAATTGTTAAACCCTGGCGGCTTTCATCCTTCCATTAGTTTTTTAATCTCACGGGGAAAACCAATGCTTTCGCCGTGCTACCTTTAATTATAAGCGGCTTTAATGCTCCTCTATATTCGATTTTAACTGCTTTTTCGTCTTTAAATGCTTTTAGGGCGTCCGATAATAAGACCGGGTTAAATCCAAAAACTTCGGTGGGTTCGTCTTGTGGGTAAATATCAGAAGTATTAAAAAATTCTCCTTCGGGTTTCCTGTATATGCTCGCTCCTGTTGCCGTCCGTATCTCGATTTCTTTGTCCATATCTGTAATAACGACGAATATATCAGATTTTTTTAATTTGCTTGTTATAGGTAATAACATTTCTCCTTCTGCTTTACAGTCATTGATTGATAGTGTAATATAACCGGCCTTGTAACCGTCTAATGCTTCGGCTTTGGCGGTATCTCCGACAAAGGTTAGTTTGATATATTCTAATATTGGTCTTGTTCCTCCCTTTTTGGCAACAAATTGTTTCGCAAATTCTTGCATTTTGTTGTACTCTTCGTAACTCATTGTAATAGTCATGGTTAAACCTCCTAAAATTTTATTATGCTTGTAGGCTGTCGGAGCTTGTGACCGGGCCGCCGCATTACCGGGACAATGCCCCGTCACTCTGCGACCTGCTTCAGGCTCCCGTATTCCAGGGCGGTAACCTGAGCTTGACGTTTGGTCCAACGCTCGCGTTTTGCTAGGTCTTTCCCGAATCCTGCGTCCATCTTGTTGAATCCCTTATTGTCGATGGTGACGGCGTGGTCACACTGCTCAGCGAGAAACCTCACCGCTTCTTGAATAAGTCTTACATCCGGCATGGATATTCCTCCTTTAGATTGAATTTTTTTTTGGGACATATAAGGGACAGTGCCTTTCCCCACCCCGGCTTGGATTTATTGGCAAGCTTCCTCCCTTTTTTGATTATTACGGCTTCCCGCGACCCCCGGAGGGGGTTTCTGTTTGGAGCCACCAGAACTCATCAGGCGGGATAGGTTTTCCAGGATCTAACATCCATGTCCACAGGGGTAGCAAATCACGCAACCCCCATCGTATTTACAAGCATGGTATTCGTGGCCAGTGGAATCAATATACCCGTATGGCCGCTTATACTGGTTGATGCGTCGTATATCTATCCCAAACTTTTGTATTAGTTCTTCTACTTCTTCGCTTCTCATGGTGGAAGATTCCTCACTGCAGTCTCCTTCTTCCCAGCGACTCGGGCAGGTATGGCATCCTTGGAAGACCCCATGGACGGGGCAGAATTCAAACTCCGCAGAAGCAAAATACTCAACTTCCCACAGCTCGTCTTCATTCAGCCATAGGCGACGGCCATAGCTGTATTCTCCTCCGTTATGGGAGTGACGACCCTCGTGGACATCAATAATCTCGATAAAAGCCAGTTCTTCGATTTTCATGTTGGTTGAAACCTCCTTAATGGATTTGTTTTTTGCACCAGGATTATGGTTCCTGGCTGGCCGCCCACTCTGCGTTTAAGCCTCTCTCGTCGCAGCGCTGGGATTCTTCAGCTCGTTATATGCTTCCCGCAGCTCCTCCAGCTCGTGTCTCTTTTTAGCTATGAGCCCTTCGTATTCTCTGGCCTTGACCGCTGTCGGCAGCATGTCGGCTATGATCCTGAAGCCGAAGTTGTCAAAAAGGTTCGCGATCTGCATCTTGCCCTCTGTCTCGCTGATGGAAGGGTGGAAGGTGTAAACGGTTTCGATTGTCTCGTATTCCTTGTCGGTGAAGTCTCGCTTTGTGAGAGCCTTGAATTCTTGTTTCGTCATGGTTTGTGGCCTCCTTATTCCTCCTATTTATAGGATTTATTAATATACTGATATTGTATCATATTGTATCATATATGCAATACCCATTTT